ACATACAGCTTCTGTTCCTGTTACGTTTACTCTATAAGTTTCAGATGGGTTATCAAATGATGGTTGTACCCTAGATTGAGCAGCTAAATGAAATATAATATTATAATCTTGATGTATGGTATCTATTTCTGTAATATCACCTTCAAAATATTCACATCCTTTTACTTTAGTGTTGCCTGTGGAATAATTATCTAATGAATGTACTTCATGTCCTTCTTTTAGTAATTTTTTTACTAAATTTGAACCTATAAAACCTGCACCTCCTGTTACTAATAATTTCATTTTATTCTTTTTTAGATCCAAACACCCCAATATAATCTAATGCTTCTACAAAGTCATTATGAGCAAATCTTTTTTCAGTTGTCATATCCATTCTCCATTCATAAAATTCTCCTTTTTTACCTGGTATTGGAAATTTTTCTTTTTCTTTTTCTGTTATTTTAACAGCTTTAACACCTGCCCACTCATAATTATCTTGTGATACTGCTTCTTCTTTAATACCGAATTCTTTAGCTGCAGTTGCAAATACCATTCCATTTTGAGGTAAATTTACTGTTTGAGGCATCCATACTAACCCATCTTCATCTTCACCTAACAATGCTTTATATAAATTAGGAAGTATATCCATTTGTTCTTCATAAAACTTTTCTCCTTGTTTCATTATAGTTGAAGTTTGAAATCCACAACCATAGCAAGAATAAAGTGTTATTTTACCTACTTTTTGAGTATAACAAGCATTCCCCCCACATCTCTTACATACAATTAAATTATCTTTTTTCATTACTTTACTATTTTAAGTTTATTTTTCTCAGGCATTTTAATTTTAGACATATTAGGTAATTTTAACTCTATCTTTTTTGGTAATTCTGGTATATAAGTGTTAAATATATTTTTAATTTCTAATTTCATTTTCTTAAAACTAAAATTTTTCCTAGAATTAAATCCTTGTTTTTTACTTTTGTCTTTCCACATTTTATATTTTAAAAACACATCATGATAAGCATTAGCAATCCATTGGTCACCTACTTTAAACCATTGCGATTCCCCTAATATCATATCTTTAACTTGTGCTGATTTATGTACTGGTTCTAATTCTCCTCCTAATAAAGCACAATAATCTTTACTTAAAAAATCAACATGACCAGACCATCCAGTAGTTATTATTGGTTTATTTATAGTACTAAATTCAAGTAAAGGTCTACCAAATCCTTCACCTTTAGTTAGACTTATCATTGCTTTAATTTTATGATGGTTATAAATTTCATTCATTTCAACATCAGTAAAATCCCCATGTAATAAGTAAACATTAGGTAAATCATCACCTTGGCATGATTCTCTAATTAAATCAATTCTTCTTAGCATTTCTTCTCTATCACTATTACTTCCACCAACAGCACAAGTTTTTAATATTAATGCTGGTTTTTTATCTCTACCTTTAAATATTTCATAAAAAGCTTTAACAGTTAATCCGATATTTTTTCTATCATGTCCCATTTCACCTTGCATCCAATGGCCTACAGTTAAATAAGCAAAATCTTCAGGTATAGATTGTATTGAATTTTTTAAATCCTGATTAGTAAATGTCTTAGTCTTTTTATAAACATTTAAATTAACCCCTTCAAATAATACTTCAATTGGTTTTTCTATTTTTAAAATATGACTTCCATCTTTTGCTTGATATTGAGAATTGATAAAAGTTTGTTTTGAATGATTTGATGATGTTAATATTATATCCATACGATTACAACCTTCAATCCAACTAGAATGTACATGAGTAGTTTCCATACCTGCAGTTAATCCTATATTATATTTACCCATAGGTTGAAATTCATTAGGCACAGTAACTTGACACCAAATATCAGGTTTTGATTGCAATCCTGGTATTAAATGTTTTTGTAAAAAGCCCCATTCTTTTTTATTTTGTTCTATAAAATTTTCTGGTGTGTTACCCCACCTTTGAGATATAATTGATATTTCATATTCATCTAATTCAATTAAAGCTTTTACAAAATCTCTTGAACGAGCACCATAACCACTAAAGGTATCAATTGGACAACTTATAACAAATGTATTTTTCATATTAATATATTAATTTGTGATTTAAAACTTTTCTTTGTCTATCAGTATCTTTAGTAAATGTGAATGTTTTTTTAGGTTCCCAAGATGAAAATAATTCATCCATGCCTTCAATTACTCTTTCACCCATAACTTTAGCTGTAAATCCAGCTTCTTTACTAGTTACCCAATCATATCCAGCTTTACCTATTTTTTGTCTTTCTTTTTTACTCATATCATATAAGGTCCTAATTTGTTTAGCTGCATCTTCAGGTGTACATCTATCATCCCAAATATAAGGGGTTTTAGGTGAACCTACTAATGATAAACTTGTTGGATAAACAGGCAGTGCCCATTTACCATGTTTTTTATAAGTACCTCTATGATTAGATGGTACATTTTCATCAAAATCAATCCAATTACCATCTTTATCTTCAAAACGCATTTGATCTTGCATGCCTCCCGTTACGTTAGCAATAATAGGAGTACCAGTTAATAATGCTTCTGTTAATGATAATCCCCAACCTTCAGCTGAAGATAATAATATTACACCGTCTGCTATATTATAAAATTGATTTAATTGATCTCTTGTTAATTTTTGAGATGATAAAATTAAATTACCTGAACCTTTATCTGGGAATAAGAAATTGATCACTGCTGGTAGATCTGTACCTGCATCACTTGAAAGATCTGTATGAAGTATGAAGTTACATTTCTTTTGTTCTTCTTCTGTTAAGGTTTCCATAAAAAATTTCCAAGCTAAAATAGTATCAGGTATACATTTCCTTCTAATGTTTCTAGAGTTAAAAAATAATGTAAAATCTACATCTACACCATTATTAATTTTATCTTTTGTTTCTTTTAATCCAGAATCATCATCATCTAAAGGTCTAAATGTTTTATTATTTAAACCATGAGGAATATATTTTATAATTTTATTATTACATTTTTCCTTACCTAATACTAATTTATTTATATTAACAGTTTGTTTTGAAATGCCAAATAAAGCATCACATGAATCATAAAACTCTCTATTATACATTGGAGCTGGTAAATCATCCCAAATATTTAAATAAGCTATTGGAATTTGAGATCTAATTTCATTTTCAATTTGAAATAACCATTCAAAATAACGAGGATCAGTTATTAAAAATAATGCATCTGGTTTTTCAACTTTAATTATTTCTCTTAATGTTTTTGGATCCCCATAACTATCTACAGGAAATAATATTACACTGGAGTCTTTAATATTAGCATCTTTATTAATACCTTCAGATATATCTACAGGTTTACCTTTTTCAGGATGCCTAATTGCCCCAGCCATTTGTACCCAATTATATCTATGTGATGTATGTGTTACTATTTCTCTACCTACATTAGCAACTCCTGAGTGGACTCTAATATCATCTGTTAATAATAGAATTTTCTTTCTATCTTCTTTTTTAATATAACCCTCTTTCATTTAATAACTATTTTAATTTAATTAATCTTCTAGATCTAATTTTACTTGTGAATTAATTTGCTTTCTAAAATCTTCATTTGTTAAATACAAGTATAATGAACGATCTGCTAGTTTTTGGAAACTAAATTTACGTTTTACACATTCGATTTTAAAATTTTCAAATAAATCTGCTTTTACTTTTACACTGGTTAGTGTCATGTCTTTTGCGTTTGCCATAATTTTTATTTTTATTTATATTTGTCTATACATATATGCAGATTATAAATTCTTACCAACTGCATCGCATAATTCCGTATTTGTTTTATAAGGACAAAACGTACAATTCCATTTACTTGGGTTTGCTCGAAATATAGTATCCTTATATGACCCATCCAAGTTAAAAGCTTTACTTATAAACTCATTTAAATTTGTTGTTGCTTTATTTAATTTTACTTTACCAGAAGCTGGGTAGAATTGTTGTACTCGTTTTTGTGGGTAATCTCCATCTACATATACTTTTCGTCTAACAATAAAAAATTCTATATCAATGTCTTCTAAAGGTATATTATATTGTTTACTAAAGAAATATTTGTATAATATTAATTGGAATTGTTTACTTTCATCTTTTTTAGCCCATTTATTCCAACCTTTAGTACTGGTTTTAATGTCTATTATTTTGAATTTTTTTAAATCCTCATCGTATAACACAACATCTAAATAACCCATGTATTTTACGCGGTTAAGACGCAAATTAGGCGCCATAACAATTGGTACCTCACAACCAACTAAATATGTTCCTTTTTTACTAAAATATAAACTTCGTTTTTTCCTAATAAAATTTAAGATTTCTTTACCATCCTCAAAAAATTCTCTTAATTCAGTTGGGGAACTAAAATGTTGATTTTTATTTTTTTTATAATCTTCACCATAACATTTTCTTAAAGTATCTTCAAATAATTCTTCAATGTCAATTCTATCTGCTTCTGCTCCACTTACTTCATACATTACATCTAAATAATGTTGTAAAACTTCATGTAATGCTGTTCCAAATGTCATATGGATACTTTGTTCACTAATTTTATGACCATCTCTATATTGTAGAGACCATTTTTTAGGACACTGAGTGAACATTGATAATTGAGAGTAAGATATATTTTTCTCAACTGCAAAATTAACTGGTAGAGGGGGATTATTTCTAATCTCCCTTACTATAATTGGTACTTTCTTTTTACCCAAACTATTTTTTCCATTTATCTCGACCTACTAAAAGACCGATTATTCCATAATTGGCAATATCAATAAATGTATCTTCCATACCTTCACCTTGAACAAATGATCGACCATTAATTAATAAATTTTTAAGACGTGAAATTTTATCTGTAAGTCTAATACATAATCCTGTTAATGAGAATTTTTTATCATCCTTATTATTTAATACATCACCACCTAAAGCAATATTATTTAAACCATAATCCATATGTTTACGAGCAAACATCTCATACATTTCTTTTTGGATTTGGATAAATTCATCTGCTAATTCTGGATATTCATGTTCAAAAATTTCTACTGGTGTTGAATTTAAATCAGGTGTTGATTTTCCATTTTTTGCATTCATAATTTCTCTATCACTCATAACTTTTTCTATTTCTTTTGCGTTATTACCAAAATGACCTACATTCTCAAAATACTTAGATATTGAATCACCCATTTACTTGTCCTTTATTATTAAAATATTTTTCTAGTACTTCTAGTCTTTCATCTGCTGATGCTAATAATCTTAATGCTTCATCACAGTTATCCCAATAATCTTTAGTTGAATGGTCACCTATACCTGCTGGATGGTTTGTTAGTAGGTTAATACTAGCTAATGCTTTTGCCTTATCAGCTTCTGCTGATGCTTTTAAAAATTTGTATACTTGTAAGTTCATATTGTTTTTATTAATTTTTTAATTTCTTTTTTTTCAAAACCTAAATCACCAAGTACTTCGGTAATTCCTTCTTTTCCCAATATGGGAATATACGAACTAGCTTCATCACTTCCAATGGATAATTTACTAGCAATGATATTGGATAGTTCTTTTGAATCTTTTTTATTTTGGTTCTTAATATATTTATTCCATACTTTTCTTTGAGGAATCATTTCTCTATAAATAGTATAAATTTCTTTTTTATTTTGAGGATTTATATTTTGTACATAATTGACTATATCAATATAACTAATATTCATAGATAAAAATCTATGTACCATGTAAGAATTCCAATCATCCCAATCACTTTGTGAAAAATCATTAGGTGATGTTTTCTTAACTGTTATTTCATTTAACCAATCAAATACTGTCATATATTCTATCTTTTCCACCCTCTATAATAGAGATCTTTTGAAAGTTCATTTATTACCCAATACCCATTTATTAATTC